GATTACATCGAAATGTTTTATAACAGTAAGCGTCGGCATGGTTCTAGCGAACAGATGTCACCGACAGAATATGAAAACCAGTATTATCAACGGCTCGGAAGTGTCTAGATTATCCGTGGCGATTCAATTCACCTGACTCTTAACAATAGCAAAAGTTTGTCAGAATTCTAAAGTGTCGATGCTCAAACAGAAAACTGGAAGCAAGTTCCATTAAGCCATCGAGCGGCACGCTTCTGCGCAACGAAGACAAGCTTCAGAGCATTTCTGACAATGTTCTGCTTCGTGCTTCCCACATTCTTCACCGCATTTCTGACAGGCTTCTGCGCAGACCCGGCATAGCGATTTGGCAAATTCACTATCAAAGGTCATAAATTGCGCTGCGAGCCGACAAATATTCGCGCACTGCATATCGAGTCTTATGCACTCACGCATCATATCCACTTGTTCTTCTTTCAGACATGAAGCAGCACAATAATCACAGGCAGCCGCGCATTTGTAGCAGGCCTCGATGCATTCAGCATGGTTAATTGGCATATTTCGCTCCTTTCAGTCGTAAGCAGAAAACTAAGTCTGGTTACAGGAGTGCGATGATGCCAGTTAATAGGAGCGTTATTCCAAATTCGCCTAAATTGTAATTACAGGGAACGCATTCGAATAACGACTACCTTCATCAAATTCCGAAACGACTAACGATCTCATGATGGTGTAAGAGGACCTTCCAGAACTTCTGCTTCACCATTATCACAAATGGGATCCCCCTGCGTCAGGTGCCAGATACCGGTTACGGTCTTACCCGTTTCAAGGTCTTCCGTTTCTCCATGGGTATAGTAGGCAACCTGAACTCTGCCATTGTGCTGTATCCAGTAAAAACCTTCTCTCATACCTCACCCTCCCTCACTGAGGAGAGAGAGTAACCATTCTGATTGCAGGCTGGTGTTAGAAATACTTAATTATGAGTGAAGCGATGTAATGGTCCGCCATCGAGGATTCGAACCCCGAACCACAGAGGTAGAAGCTCCGTGCTTTCTCCGGTTGAGCTAATGGCGGTAAAAAAAGACCAGCAGTGAATGCTGGTCAGAAACGCCGTTGTATACATAGTGGGCAGTTGCCCAGGTCACTCTAGTTATTTCGTGAGAGCATTATCGAATGCTAATTCAAATATAGCATTGCTAATAAAAATGGCACTATTTCTAAGACCGTCCAAAGTCGGCCTTAGAAATAATTAATACTGAATTTGTGATGCCGGGTGCCTCCCGGTGATCCTGCGCCAGACCACAGAACCGCGCTCTATACACCTGCCATGTCTGGTCGCCCCGCCGCATAGGGGGATTCATCACAGGCACAGCTTAGTCTTCTTCCTGCCATAAAGCTATTTATATCTGTATATTTATTCAGTATGAACAAAAAGACCAACGGTGCTGTGCTAGCCAGGGTCATGTAAAACAAAAAGGCCGCCAATCGGCAGCCTTAGAAATAAATGATATTGAAGATGTGATGCCGGGTGCCTCCCGGTGACTCTATGCTAGACCACAGAATCGCGTCATTCACCTCCCAGTCTAGTCGCCCCACCGCTTAGGGGGATTCACCACAGACGCAGCCTAATCGCTTTCCTGCAATAAAGCTAACTTTATCTGTTTATTTATTCAGTATGAACGAAAAAGACCGGCGGTACTATGAAGACCAGAATTATGTAAAACAAAAAGGCCGCCAATCGACAGCCCTGTAAATAGATGATACTGAGGTTGTGGTGCCGGGTGCCTCCCGGTGACCCTGTGCTAGACCACAGAATCGCGTTTACAAACCCGACTCGTTTTGCCTAGCCGCCCCACCGCTGAGGGGGATTCACCACCCGCGCACTGTACGTGGCTTGCATCTTAAAAGATACATATTATTTACTATTTATTAATAATAAAAAACCCCGCTGGAGCGAGGTTTCGTAATTTGTTTGATAAAGGCTTTTCGTCGCTGCCATCGTGGCGCAGCTCTGCCAAGCATGAATGAATTATTCATCTTTCTGGCCCGTTTTCAATATAAATTGAAATATATTTTAATTGGCCTCTCAGTTTTGCTCAGCTTTCATCTGCCGGCGTACGCTCAAAAAGACCTTTGCCTGGAAGATTTCAAGGCACCAGCGCACGCGTTTACGCGCTTCGCCGTCAGTTAGCCAGGGAGCCACGTGCTGCAATTCACGGGTGATGTCGGATATCTTCTTGCGAGTGGTGTAGAACTGCAGGCCAACCAGATACACCGGGTCGTGCAGATTGAAGGTGTCCAGCGTGATCTGTTCGATAAAGTCAGCATCATCGCGGCGCTCGCTCTCTTCGATCAGTTCAGACAGTGTCACCGGCCACAGAATGGACCGGGCACGCAATGCCGCTTGCACGCCACGGAACCCCTCTTCCCTCGCCTGCCCCAGCGCCTCGGTGATTCGCGACAGCTGAGTGTCCGACCACTCCGATTGCTTAACCTCAGACCAGAACTGGCTGCAATTCTCCAGACGGTATTGCGCGCGGGTTTTACCGCCGACGCATTCGCCCCAGACCGTCAGCAAGGATTTAATCCAGGCTGACTGGACGCTCGTTAATGGCGTGAACTTGCCGAGGTAACTTTTTCTCGGCGCTGCAGCTGCTTTACCCAGACTTTCGAGATGAATGCGGCGTTGACGTGGTGTCATCCTGTACTGCTCCTTAAGCCAGAACGCCGAGCGCAAAGGCCCGGTCAAGCACTCTGATTATCATTTCCGGCTGAGTACCGTGCTTGCGCTCGAATTTAACCGGATCGTTATGTAGTTCGGTATGGTGCTGGCGGCATAGGGGGATCACGAGACTGTCGTGCGCCTTCGTTGCCATGCCTCCCTGACCCCAGCCGATTAGATGGTGTGGATCATCTGACGGCCTGCCGCAGCACTCGCAGGGCTGCGTCTTAACCCATGCCAGATATTTGGGTTTGTCCCATCGGGCCCGCTTTGGCCGTTCCATGAGGGTCTGCGGTGATTCAGGATCCACCAGCACGCCCACGACTGGCTTAATGGCTGGTGGTGCGCCTGCAGGTGCTGCAGATAGCGCGTGAACTTTCTCAGCGATGATGCTGGTGGCCGGTACCGACGGTACGATCTCGCTCTCGCTGTACGTTTGTTTCTCCGCCGGCAGGCGCAATGCATCGCGGGCAACGGATTCAGGCAGCGCATCAGTGACGCCGACACGAACAGCCCACCAGCACAACTCAGGCAGGGATATCTCGCGGGTCTTATCGATCGCCAGCGCCGACCGGGCAGTGTCCAGCACCCAGTCGATGACGTTCTTACGCGCCAATTCCGCCAGGCGTTCGGTGAATTGCTCGCGCAGCTGGTTGTCGCAGTGGCCACAGAGAAGAATCGCGCCGGGCTCATGCCGCATGGTAGTCAGTTCGTGATAGTGGTAGTCGCTGTGCTGGTACTGGCAGGAGCCGCCGCCGTGGCGCAGCAACCAGTATTCCAGGCCAGCCAACCCGCCAGCAGCGGTGATCACCTTTTTGTGGTGGAAGAACGGACGCAGGGCCGGGTTGGCCGCCAGCGGCTGCCGCAGATCGGGAACTCGCCCGGTCTCAAAGCTGGCCATGCTGGCAGGCTGGCTCTCCACCAGCACGCGCCCTGAAATGAACATGGGCATCAGCTCTCTGCCCGGCTTCAGCAGCACAACCCCCAGCTCCCGGGCGATAACCGGTTTCAGCAAGGCGCGCATCAGTCGATCTCCCCGATGATGATCTGCCCTACCTCACCCCAGCGCTTCGTCACGCGAGAATCCCAGATATGGGCGTCATCCGCATAGATGGCATCCATCAGGGCTTTCTCCAGGTTATCTTTGTCGGGCTTCTGCTGGTGGGGTTTCCCCGCCATCTCCTGCCGCTTCTTCTTGCTCCAGCTCTGGGGCATCGGGAGGATAAACGTAATGTGTGCGCCTGCTTCCGGCAGCTCGACGCCCAACAGCCGAATGTGATCGCAGAACGCGCGGTACCGGAGAACCTCCGGGCGTTTCTTCCACTTATCGGCGCGCGTTTGTCGAGGCTTCGCAACAGGAGTAATGTCGTAAATCATTTGCATACGACAGCTCCTTCTAATTTAGCCCCTCTACGAATACGAGCATGAACCGTATCAGGCTTAATCCCCACAGCTCTTGCATATTCGGTTGCGGTTATCTTTTCCCCTCTATACAGGACAAACACATTATTCCGTTTGTTGTTTTGCTGCTTGATACGGGATACCCATCTAACGTTTCCAGGCTCGTAATTACCTTCACAGTCAATCCTGTCGAGACTAAAGCCTTCAGGTCGGCTACCAACATGTTCAAAGAAAGCTACAAAACTATCGAGCCATTCCTGGCAGACAGAAATCCCTCGACCGCCATAATTTGGATAGGAGCTAACATTTGGGTTGCGGCATCTATTTTTCATATCGATCCATGCACGATATTCCGGAGTGTTTTTCATCCCATGCTTGGGAATAAAACGTCCCCCAACGCCCATGTTTGATAGGGCAAGATCCGATAGAGTGCGTCCTCGCTTGTCGATTTTCACGCTTCCCTCCAGAGCTTTTGCTGGAAGGTTGTATCCTGCCGTGGGGCTATGTTTGCCTCAGGCAGATAAGCGGTGAGCGTCCAGTGGATGAGATCGAAATCAAGGCTACGCACAGTGCGCACGTCATTGGCTCGATAGCGGGCCTCGAGTTCGTCCACTTCTTTTGTGGTGAGCTGAGTGTGAATAAAGCTGGTTTTCTTCATGCTGCCACCTGTAAGTGCGCAGGCAAAAAGAAACCGCTGACTCCGAAAGGAACCAGATTGAGTTTTTGTTTGGTAGGTTTTTGCGCCATGGTATCTCTCCAGTGGCGCAGCAGGTATAGGTTGTTCAGGCCTATGACGGGAGTTTAACAGAATTAAGCGAAACGCGGTAACCTGCCCGCTCCAGCATCAGCGTGAAGAGTGACGGCGTTCCTACAATTTCATCAGGCTGGAGCGGCATAAACGATACTTCGTCACCACGTCTGTACATTAACGCTCGCTCGCATTCCGGAAATGTGTGCAGTCGTGCAACGATAACCCCATCGTGACATCTGATGACTGCATAACCCTTTTTTGGAAATTCTTCTGTTTCTTTCACCGCACCCCTCCACCCGGGAAACTAATTGCATGCTGTATTAATAAAACCAGTCGTCTGCGCTTTCCCAGGTCTGCTGAAGGATTTCTTCAACCGTCTTTTTAACCTCTTTCTCACCACCATAAACACTTAACCCATCCGAGCCTGCGCGACGTATCACCAGACTGCAATCATCGAACTGGTTCTGGAGTCGTTTTAATAGTTCTTTTTCCAGTGCCGGAACCGCGCCCTTAGGAAGTTCTTTAGTACGATCAATGGTTAACTCAACTTTCATAATTGCCTCCGCTGCATAAACTGTATATTCATACAGTATACCTGTGAGCTGATTTGATCAATGTTTTAAGCGCACAAAATGCTTGGCGAAATATAAAAAAATGCCGCTCCCCTCTCTTATAACGGGGTACAGCAAGGCGGCATTTAGTTAGAAACGAAAGGCAGGATAGCGCCAGGCTAATTCATACGGAGTTTGCAGGACTGCATATAGCAATGATCAGAAAGCAGGAGGTGGTAGATGAATCAAGCGCACAATAGGCAAAGTGGAAAAGGCGGCGGCTAAAGCTCAGCCCTACAATCAAACTGATCTGACGCGTGATATCCAGCCCACATCATGACTGGATATCAACATTGTTACCGATCAGTTATCGCAATGTCCTGGCACAGCTAACTTAACATCAGATTTAGAAACGACGCGTTTCCCTTCGCTTTCAGAAACTAGCTCAAGCCCGGCGCCACCAACAAACACACCCATTTTGATGTACTGGCGGACAAAGTAGTTCTTACCAGGTGCGGCATTGAGCGTCAGATTATTCGGTGAGAACTCGGACTCTGTTCCCAGCGTGTGTGGCTGATTGGGCGATATTTGTTGATAGAAAAAGACTTTGTCGGCAGTTTCACCAAGGCAGCGTCCGTCAAGATAAACATCCTTTTTTAATGCCTTTCCAACAAAGCTATCTCTATACACATAGAGACCAGCTTTGCCACTTTCAGGGACTGGGAATGACTTGGCCGTCGTATTATCAGCTTCACTTGCCATAGGTACAGACGCACATCCGCCAAGAAGCATTGAGGAAAGAATAACTGAACCTAAAATGATTTTATTCATATGATTCTCATAAGGTTAAATAAATTAGCTGGATAAGAATAATCTTATTTTATAGTTGTGTCACCAGAAGAAAAACCGAAGCGCTATGACTTGAGTAGTCATTTTATGGCCGCCAACTCTTACTAATTACAGACCACAGCTCTCTTATTTGATGCCGCGGTTAAGCGGCATTCTGTGCATGAATTAGGCTGCTTTTTCCCGCGCTGCGCACATCTCCGGAAGGTTTGCACGCACCAGCGCCTCAGCGACCGACGGGTATAGTGCCCACTAAAAAAGGGGGATTGAAAGAAGCTATTACTTTTGCAAAAGTAATAGCCGCGCCCAAGGAAGGCCAACAAAACGGTAGCTTAAGCACCACATGGAACTAAATAAAAACTATAAAAAATATGAAGTAGACGGTTTTATTGTTGTTTCATTACCTTAAAAAGGTGTTTCTATGGCTACCTGCCCAAATTGTTTCAGAACTATCACCAATAACCATTGCCCTGACTGCGAAGAGAATGAGCGCTCCAAAACAAGGCATGGTTCTTCGAGCAGCTACATGAGCACATACACCCCGCCACCACCGAGCACTCCGTATTCAGGCGGCTACAGCGGAGGGACTGGATATGGTGGTAAGAAGCCTCCAGCCACCACTGGTGAAATAATTTTCAATGTGATTGCAGCCATTGTAATTATTAGTATTTGCCTGTTTGTTGCTTATCAAGTGATGATTTCCGCTTAAAACCCCAATAGCCTCACATATAACGCCGGGAATTATCCCGGCGTTTTCATTCTCGCCTCAAACCATTAAGCAGCCCTCTCTGTTGCTTCGCACATCTCCGGCAGGTTTGCCCGCACCAGCGCTTCAGCAAACGGCGGCGGCACGGCATTGCCGCAGCGGGCCACTTGCTTATCCTTCGCATAGCGGGTCCCTTTGTAGTCCTGGTCGATGATGTACCACTCCGGGAAGCCCTGGGCGCGGTACAGTTCCGCTGGCTGCAGCATGCGCATGCCGATATCCACGATGCGATACACCACGCCATCCACAGTCACCAGCCCGTCAGAATCCGCCCCACAATACTCCCGCAGGAACGCCAGCACCTGCGCCGCACGCTGTTCGTCATAGCCGCCCGTCACCAGGCTGGTCTCAACGTTCCCGACATGCAGGCCGCCCGCGGTTAACCCCGGAGCTGGCGCATCAATCACCCGGCCATCCCGGCAGGTGCCGCGCAGCATCACCAGATGAGAAGTGACCGCAGCGTGGTGATTGCCCGTTGTAACAGTGTGCGCAGGCTGGTCAGCGGCCCCGCCTGGGTGACCAGTGTTATTGACCATCAGGTGCGCTGCGACAACAGCGTGATGGTCGACGGTCGTTACTGAGTGCGTGGGTTCATCCAGACCTATTCCTGCCCCCTGATAATTCCCGCCATAATGTTTAACCAGATTCGCGGCCACCAGCTGCGATTTTCCACCACCACCGGCGGTGATCGTGGCGCTCGGTTCGTCAGCGCGGTGACCGATGCTGGAACCGAACTGCCGGGCGATCAGCGGGGCCAGCTCAGCCTCAACGACGCCCAAAGCATGCCCATTTCCGCCAGGACGCACTGACGTGCCGGCAGTTACCGTCGGCACCGGTTCGGTAACCGGCTGTCCGGTCGCTCCGGTGCGGAACTTTGTCAGGTGTGGTACCGCGATCGCATAGCCATGCGTTTTGGTGATGGTCTGCAGCGGCTCCGCCAGCGCCTGCCCGCGAAAACAGTCGTATTTCCCTTTCGTCGTGGTGTGGTTGCACTTCACGATAAACGGCGAGGCGCTATCAATCACGAAGCGCTGGATGCCGCGCGCGATGCGCTTAAGCGTGTTCTCTGCCAGCGGCTTTTTGCGGTCAAAGATGGACTGTGCCGGGATAGACCAGTCGATACATTCCGCCGCGGTACGCCATGACGCCAGCTTGCCACCCTGCACTGCTGGCGTTTTCGGATCGCCGTGGGTCGGCGCTGGCCAGGTCACCGGCACGCCGTCGCAGCGCATTACCATGAAGAACCGCTTCCGGATGGTCGGCGCGCCAAAGTCGCAGGCGCGCAGTTCTCTGTGGTCAACGGCATAACCCAGCCCGGCCACCAGCTGCTGCGCCTGCTCTCCGTCGGCGGCAATGCCCAGGAATTCGCAACACTCCACCAGCGCCGGATGCCCGGCGGGAATACCACCGGACAGCATGCCGCAGAACGCTTCGAAGGTTTCGCCAGCGCGGGCCGGGTCCGGGCGCTGCCCGCCATCAGCGGATACGATGAGCGGCCCCCACGTTTTAAACTCCTCCACGTTCTCCAGCATCATCACGCGAGGGCGCGCCGCCAGCGCCCAGCGAATGACTATCCATGCCAGACCGCGAATCTCTTTCTCCACCGGCTTTGAGCCTTTCGCCTTCGAGAAGTGGCGACAGTCCGGGGAGAACCATGCCAGCCCCACCGGGCGGCCAGCGGTCGCCACCAGGGGATTTACATCAAACACGGACTCGCAGTAGTGCAGTGTGTCCGGGTGGTTTGTGGTGTGCATGGCCACAGCATTCTCATCGTGGTTGATGGCGATATCCACGCTGCGGCCGGTCGCCAGCTCAATGCCCGTACTCGCCCCGCCGCCGCCCGCAAAGTTATCAATGATAATTTCTCTCACGCGTATTCCTCCATGGCGGCGGCCAGTGACCGGGCCGCGGTGACGATGGTCGGTACCGACATTTTCTCCAGCCACATGCGGTTGATGTGATGCTTCAGGCGGCGCTGGTGATGCGCCGGTAGATCCCCGGCGTTTTCAATCTGGCCGTAGACCATGCCAACTTCGGCTGGCCATACGGTTTCGCTGACATCCACCAGCAGCAGGTTTTCCAGTTCGACGATCCGTTTTGTGGCGTAGTGCAGTAGCTGGTCAGATTTTTGCTGCTGATCACCGTCTTTGACGAAAGAAATCCAGTGGGTCTTGTCGTTCTTCCCGGTGCGCTGGCCGATGAGCGGCTTAATCTCTGTCAGCGCCAGAACCTGGCTAACCGGGATCTGCGTTTCGTTCCATTTGAAGATGAGCACGCCGTGTGGCCGCAGTACCCTGAACGCCTCAGCAAACCCAGCGCGCAGGTCGTCGCGCCATGTATCTTTGTTCAGCCTCCCGTATTTCTTTCCCATCCATGCATCGTCACCGACGCGTTCAAGATGTGGCGGATCGAATATAACGACAGGGAAGGTGCTGTCAGCGAACGGCAGCGCGCGGAAATCAGCGATCACATCCGGACTGATGACCAGATGGCGTCCGTCGCAGAGGGTGTGCTCCTCGGCGCGGATATCGCTGAATACGGCGCGCTGATCCTGCTTATCGAACCAGAACATGCGAGAGCCGCAGCACATGTCCAGGACTACCTGCTCAGTCATTCCAGGCCTCCAGTTCGTTCTGAATTTCTTCGTCAATCTCGTCATTGGTAGCATCCTCATTGAGGTAGCTCAGCGCTTCTTTCCGGTACTGCTCTCGACGCTTGCTGTCGTACCAAACCGAAAACCTAGGAGACCAGCCGCTGTCATCGCCGTTTTCAGCAAAGAAGTCATGCATTGCGTTGTTATAGGCCAGGTTCTCTACCATGCAGTCAGCAGTTGTCAGGGCGCACTCGCGGATATAGCCACGCAGATCGCGCTTATGCCACCATGGACTTACCTTCGAATCGCAACGGTCTTTGAACTCAACTTCCCAGCGGCGAATGCAGCGTGCTTTAAGTGACTTGCTCATTGGTCTGCTCCCTTGCGAAGTAACGCATCATGAAGAGCCATTGCACCTACTTCTCGTTGAGCAGCATCTTCGTAGCTAATGCCGTTCGACTCCATGATGCAGTCCCTGTCGAGATACTCGGTGCATTCTTCCAGAGCTTTGCGGATACCCTGCTGCTGCATGGCCGCCAGCGCATCCCGCCGCTTCGTCATCTCGCGCAGCGCCGCGGTTGTGCAGTCCAGGCGTTCGGCCAGGCGCGAAACAATCTTCGCCATATCGATGATCGGCGTGTCGGTACTCATCGCCTTTGCAAACTGATGACCCACGGCCACCAGCTCTTTGTTGTTCAGTGAATCATTCATGCCCGTGCACTCCCGATAATTTTGTGGATCTGATAGCCCTGCCAGTTCTGGCGGCAAACGTCTGCAATGCTGGGTTTCTGGCGCGCCACCGGCATTGGCTTGATGCGCGCTTCCCCGCCTGGCTGCATGACGTAGACCGGGTGACGGCGCTGCCCGATGTTCTTCACAGCACCAGCAGCAACGAGATGCTCCAGCAGGCGGCAGGCCTTCTTGCTGTCGCAGCCAAGCAGCCGGCGAACCTGACGCGGGGTTATCTCCCCGCTGCGCTGGATGGCTCGGATGATTGTCCAGAGGTTGTTACTGGCCATCGGCTATGCCCTCCCCGCCTGGCGCAGGCACTCTTTGCGGCGTTTGGCGATACGGGCAACCTCCACAGAGCTGCAGGCAATGCCAAACATGTCCGAATACACCGCTGCAGCGCGGCGCCACAACCCCTTTTCTTCCAGCGCTTTTGCCTTCTGCTCAGCAGCCTGCATCTTGATCGGGTCGCTTTTCTCCTCCATGCACGGAAGGATCACATCCGGTATATCGGCATGCGGAACCGCCGCATAGGTATACTGGGCGCTGTTGCGGGAACGGGTTATCACTCCGTCGTCACTCAGTTCGCGCAGCAGCTTGCCCGCTGTTGCACCTGACATATCCAGTGCTTCAGAAACGTCGCCAACGGCGCAGTTCGGTTGGTAGCGCACAAAAACTGCCACCTGCTCTTTCTGGGTTAATGGTTTGGTCATTGGTCAAAACTCGTTTAGTTATTTCACAAGCCGTAAATGGCTCACGTTTTTGCGGTAACTTCCCCAGGTGAAATTCACCCATATGCCGTTATCCATGGTCAGGCGATCCATTGCGCGCTCGCCAAGCGTTTTCGATAACTCCTCATAGTTCAGGTTTGTCAGCACCCCCACAGGTTTCATTGCCGCCAGGCGGCGATCGATAATTTGATTCAGCAGTACCCACTCGTTGCGTGTATCGCGCTGCACCCCAACTTCATCCAGCACCAGCAGATCCACTTTGCAAAGGTCATCCAGCAATGCAGATTCGGACTGCCCCTCGTCGTAGCACTTACGTGCACGCAGCATCAGGTCAGGAACGGTCACCACCAGAACAGTGTGATTACGCTGCAACAGGAAGTTGCCCACAGCTGCCGCAAGATGGTTTTTCCCGGTACCGCAGCCGCCACTAAACACAAAGCTGGCAAAACCGCTACCGAAGTTCTGGGCGTAACTCTTCGCCAGCGTCAGCGCGTGCTTCTGACCTTCGTTGCTAACCTGGTAATTCGCGAAAGTGCAGTTGCGATGCAGATCGCAAATACCGGAGCGGCCAAAAATTTTCTCTGAGCGTGCGCGCTGATTTTCTTTTTCCAGCTCCGCAGCTCTCTTCCGTCCTTCTTCCTGTTGCCAGGCCATCAACTCCGAGGCGTTTGTGAACTTTGGCTGAATGCCTTTGGGGATCAGTCGCTGAAGGCGCCCCAGAATGTCGTTCGTCGTTTTCATCGTTACCCCCTGAATCCCGGTGGTATTGCCGTATCAGGTACCGAGACTGTCAGGTTCTGATTGCGGCGCGGACCTTTCGCCTGCACCGCTGCTTTGGCACGAGACGTTTTCAGACTGGTCGCAAAGGTCTGTTCCCACTGGATGTGGTGTTTTACTTTGCCTTCGCATTGCCAGTAGTCACGGAACTGCTGCAGCTCAACAGCGGTATACCCCGGGTGCTCACCAAGGTTGATGCCCCATAGCGCAGCCTGACCTACGAAATCAGCGCCGGGGATCCAGTCGCTGGTGATCGGGAATTTTCCAAAGGGTGGAAAAAATTGGTCTTGCGCGCCCTCCTCTCTCTCTGGGTTTTCTTTTAGATCTGTATCTGTATCTGTATCTGTATCTTTATTAGTTGGGTTTCCGTTGGCCTCATGTTGCAACGGTGATTCAACGCCCGTTGAACACCCGTTATCATTCCGTTGGTTTTTAGTCTCTTTTTTGGCCTTTCTCGCCTGCGCTGATGCTTTTCCTGCTGCGGACTTCTGACTGAGCGAAGTTTTTACAGCCTCCAGATCCCTCTCAATTCGCTCTTGCGACCATTCGCTACCATTGTCGTTAAAAAACTCCTTTAACGAAGGCTCAACGGCGTTCCAACGGTCGTTGCTCAGCCGTGCTATTTTTGCCAGCCGGTTTTTTGGAATGGGTCTACCTGTCTGCCAGTAATTGAACATCAGCAACAGGTAAGCGCCGTGCTCTTCCGTAGACAGATGCATGGTGTCCGCCAGGTAATCAGCAATGTAGAGTTGCATATAGGGCAGCGCTGCCATGTTTACTCCTGTTGCCCGGCGTACCGGGTCGTATGGTCATTGGTCAAAACTCGATTACGTAAAAAGTGGTGCTAATGCCTGAAGGTGGGTGATCATCACGCCAGCTAGTTCTCCTGGTAACAATGCAGCGTTGGCAAGGAGGTTTTCAAAACCCTCCTTCGCTTGCTTCGCGTTCGGCAGGCCCAGCAACTTTGCCTGGTGATGCTCGCCGGTCTCTTTTATTGCATCGGCCACCAGCTCGATATCGGTTTTACCCTGTCGAAGGCCATGCTTTCTGGCGATCTCAATGGGCATTGCCACGCTGATCGCGTTTGCGAGTTGCATGACATAGCCCGTGTATTTGCTGGAGTTGGTTTCGTTTTTTAGGTATCGATAAAGGTTCTGTTTGTTCACAGTGATCCCTCGCCCGCCATCTTTGGCCCATTGCTCGGCCACCAGCTGCGTTACAACGTCCTGCGCCTGGCCGGGAAGAGTAAGCTCCCATTCACGAACGGCTGTCAGGATTGCCTGGCGGCGTAAGTTGTCTCTGCGGCGTGGTTCATAATGATTTTTCGATTTCAGCGTCGCGGCGTTCTGCTGGTTAATATTTTGAAAAGTTAGCGAGTGCATGGTCTGGCATCCTTTTGAGGTAAACCATCGGTGGGGTTTGGATACAGATCAGGGCGCAACTCATGAGGAGTTACTTTGAAATCCACAACCTCACTCACTTTGAGAACCAGTTCTCCAGGGATTTTATTTTTAAACCAGCCGTTTACTGTCTGGGCCCTTCTCTTCATGCGGCGCCCAAGTTCAGCCTGGCTGCAAACGCTTAAGAGCTTTTTTTGAATTGATGTCTTCATTGGTTCATCTCTGTTGGTATCGATGAACGCCAATAAATCAAATTAAATCGATAACATCAAATTATTTCGATAAGAGAGACTACAGAAAAAATCTGTATAATTGTTTTTAAGTACCTGAATGGATAAAGAGATGAACTTCGGAAAGAGATTGCTAAAAGCGATTAATGATCTCGGGATGTCCCAATCTGAGCTGGCACGCAGGCTTGGCGTTAAAGCTCAATCTGTTAATGGTTGGTGTAACTCCGACATATTGCCTCGCTCTGAAATTTTAAACCGCCTTCCCGCTGCAACGGGGTATCCGCTTTCATGGTTCTTTATGGAAGATCACGAGCCTAAAGAGGATCTTGAACCATGGGCGCCAAAGCCTTCTCTTAAACCAGCGACTGAGTTGCAATCTAAGCTTCTCGAAGTGTTTGAAGAACTTCCTACCGACGATGAAAAAGAAAAAATAATCAGGATGATAGAGCTTCGTCTTAAGGAACTTGATGATTTCGCAACCTCTTACTTACAAAAAAGAAATCTGATCCCTCCAGCCAAGTAATCCTTCATCGCTTCTCTGTTTCGCTGTAGTAGGTTAATTCTGACCTACCGTTTTTTTACGCCTCTGACTATCAATTTAATTTGACTGCTATCGATTACTTCGACAATAATTCCCCCATCACAACAAGTCATCCAGGCAGGACGCCCACGTAGTAGCTGCCGGCGGCATATGAAACACCGGATGAGATGACCCCAATAATGCGCAGCAGGCTTTACCGTTCCGTCGGCCAGACGCAAATGGCAACAAGGAGATAACCATGATCGACCACGCACGTATCCCAGTTAAACAGCAGGCCGTTCGCCTGAATCCATTCGAAGTCATGTGGCGTAAATTTCGCCGTCTTATGACACAGAAAGGCAATCCAGAGCTCAACGCATGACCTCGTTTTTCGCCTTAATCGTTACCGTCTGCGCCCTCACCGGGGAATGCTCAGACATCATGCTCGGCGTTTATAACACCGAGGCGGTTTGTGAAGCAGCTGCCGCAGAGCAGCACGTGAAAGGACAGTGTTACCCGTACAAATCGGCTGACGACCAACAGCCAGCGTTACATTTTTAATCGAGTTTCGACCAATGGCTGTTGCCAGCCTGATGCCAGGTGCACATGGCATCATGATGGTAATCCCGCCATCTCAACCAGACAGGAGTCGATGACCTGTTCTGGTTAAATTGGAAAAGTTCTCTTTGCCCGTCGCCCGTGGCGGGCCTTTTTTCCGGAGGATTTATGTCAGCGAACGAACTGGCATTGCGATACAGCACCGCACCGGCAGAAGAGTTAATCGGCATCCTGCCTGTTCTTGAAGTTAAAGAAGCGCTGCGCGGTGAAGTTGAAGAAGACGTTATGGATGAAGTCTGGCAGGAGCACCAGTTTGAAATGGAGGCAGTGGAGGAGCAGACCGAGGAAGCGAACCGCCTGGCTCAGAAGTTTGAACTGGTAGCGGAGACGTTCGGGACGGCGATTAAGCTGGCACTGACCCTTCCATACGGCGAAGCGATTCAGGTTCTGCAGGATGCCATTGAAGATAACCCTGGCTACGGCCGGGATCCGGTGAAGGGATAGACCATGGAATTTGGAATGAAACGAGTGATGGCATCTGTCCAGGCTGTTGCGGTTCTGAACAGAATTTACTGCGGCACGCCAGTACCGCTCGCCACACTGAGCAAAGAAATGAAGCTCTCGGTTTCCTACCTGGAGCAAATTTTTAAGCGGCTGCGCAGCGGCAAGCTGGTCACCTCACACAGAGGACCGGGCGGCGGATATAGCCTTCGTGAAGGTGATATCTCAGTTTCAGCAGTCATCCGCGCAGTATGCAAGATCCCGTCGAATACCACGTTCGACCCGGTGCTTGATGCACTTGATGGAGTGCTTATCTCTCAGCTGGCGAACAAGCCCGGCGCCCAATAAGCACAAAACCCGCGCAAGGCGGGTTAAGTACCCGGTCAGCCGACCAAAGCTTTCCGGAATCGAGTTTTGACCAATGACCACTACCTAAGCAGCGCTCATCAGCTGTTGGGTATCTTACACCCAAACGAGGCTCCAAGATGGAATTTTTTAATCATATTAAGGCGACCCAGAAATCAGGCAAACCTGACGCCGTCTACTGGGGGACATTTAAAACAGAAGCCCGCGCCAATCTTGCACTGGATGTTGCACTCGAAGATGCAGGCATTGAAACTGGCCGCGGGAAAGACTACCTCAAGCCGATCCGTACAGACATGCCGGTTGTGGATGATCTGCCCGAAGAAGGCGTTGTTTGCTTTGAGTTTTGCAAGCGCTACATCCTGGCCGACGACCAGCGCACCTGGAAGGTGATCCCCGGCGCCGCAACTCAGGGTGAAACCACCCCCACCACGGTGGTCACCAGCGATGCAGATCTGCCTGCCGCGCCTGTAACTTCTACTGACACAGCAGTCGCCGACAACACCTCCCTGCTTGAAAATCGCAACCCGGCCGTCCGCTATGCCGTCCATCTGCTTGGCGACAAATACCATTCGGAGATCAGTCAGGAGCAGCTGATAGTCGCTAATGAGCTGGTGATGGATGAAGAAATTGTTTACTTCCAGAACCTGCTGCAGGCCAAAAATGATGTTCCTGATGTGAGCGATCTCAGCCTGCATACCGAGTGGAAACTGGTGCAGGCCGTCAAAGACGTTTTCCCGCAGGACAAAGAACACGAACCCGCGCTGCTGGCCGCCTTCATGTCGGGCTGGATTAACGCCGATGATCGCAATCAGCTGGTTGAGGACTGGAAGAGCGGCAAGCTTCCAGCCAGGGATGAGGCCCCTAAACCCCTATATGTACATGGCCTGCAGATCAGCGAACACGATACCGGAGGAGCCCACTACCCCGTTTGCAAAATGCCATTCCGCAAACAGCTGCTGGCCCAGCTGACGGTGGACGAACTGCGCCACCACATCACCCGCAGCGAGAATGCGGAACTGCACGCGCTGGAAATGGATACGGATAATGGTTATGTTCAGGATCTGCTGCTCGCCGCTGAAAATTTCCCGGAAGTTAAGACTTTCGATACCAAAGACCTGTGGCGTTACACGAACGCCATTCGCAAAGTGTTTAGGATGGACAAACGCCATGAGCTGGGCCTGCTGCTGCAGTTCACAAAGGCTTGGGTAGCCACTCCATATATTGACCGTGGGATCCTGACGCGTGAATGGGCTGCCGGTAACCGCATTAACCTCGTGCAGCGCACCGACGCTGGCACCAATGCCGACGGCGGGTATGTAACTGATCGCGGTGAAGGCGCGCATCACACCCTGGAAACCCTCGATCTGGAGATCGCCAGCGCCCTGATGCCGATGGACTTCAACTATCGTGAAATTCCGGTGAGCATCGCGCGCCGCGCCAAAGAAATCATCGCGAAAAAAGAAGAGCCATGGAAATCGTGGAGCAAAATCCTGCGCAACCAGCCCGGCGTTCTGGCAGTGAATCGCGCAGCCATCTTCAACCTGGTGCGCATCGCGCCGGAGAACATCCATCTGACGCCTGCTGCTCACCTTGAGTTCGTGAATCAGACAATGACGGCTGAGTTTAACGCTGCAACCGAACTGCAGCCGATCCCAGCAGCCTCCGCCGCTCCGGTTGTGAATGAAATAACCATCAATCCTGCAGATGAAAAATCTTCTCGAGACCCCCTCTGCACTCACGAGGAAAACCTGAAACGCGTACGTGAAGAGGGAGCACGCCGTCGTGCGGATGAGGTCAACAGTCAGCCGCAGGTCGCGAACCTCGGCGGAGGCGTATTCGCCATCAATGGCCTGATGAACGAAAAACAAACAGGAAATGATGACCGTTCACCGGTTAATGAGGAGACCACCAGCGATGTGCAGATGGAAGAGACTGACCCGGCGGAAGGAGAAGCTGATAACGCGGTTCAAACAGGCGAAAGCGCTGATGCAATTGATGCGCAAACAGATGCCGTAGCTGAGACTGTCTGCGCCGGCTGTAGTGGCTGCCCAGACTGTGGCGCCGTGGCTGGAGACGCAACCTATGCAGCAATGGAATCGGGTCTGAAAGAGGAGCTGGAAGCGCTCGAACCTGATTCCGCAAATTCGGAAACTATGTTCACGCACCTGATGGTGGATCTCGAGACGATGGGCAAAAAGCCGGGTGCGCCGATCGTTTCAATCGGGGCCCTATTCTTTGCCCCATCCAGCGGGAAAACCGGCGCTGAATTTTACCAGGTGATTAACCTCGAATCGTCGATGTCCTTCGGAGCCAGGCCGGACGCCAGCACCATCCTCTGGTGGCTGAAGCAATCACCGGAAGCCAGATCTGCAATCGTGGTGGATGATACGGTCGGTCTGCTGGAGGCACTGGAGCTGTTCCTCGACTTCATTGCTGAAAACGCGGCTAACGGCTCGAGGACTGTTCAGCTCTGGGGGAATGGTAGTTCGTTTGATTGTTCACTTCTGGAGGCGGCATTCGAACTGGCCGACACGCCATTCCCGATCCCGCACTGGAACTACCGGGACGTGCGTACCGTCGTCGAACTGGGCAAAGCTGTTGGGCTGAACTCGCGCTACGACATCCCTTTTGAAGGGGATCAGCATAATGCCCTGGCCGACGCCCGCCACCAGGTTAAATACGTTTCGGCTATCTGGCAGCGCCTGACAGCAATCTGATTAGAATATTTCAGCCAATGGCCCGTTGCTGGGCCATTATGAGGTAAAGCATATGATCCAGATGTTAACTCTCGAAGAGTGGGCCGCTGAAAAATACAGAAGCAACCCTCCAAGCGTGTCGACACTTCGACGTTATGCGAAACAGAACCAGTTCTCTCCACCAGCAATGAAGCAGGGCCGCTTATGGCGCGTTCGTGAAGATGCTGAGTTGGTAGGGGAACTGGCCGCGCCGGTAGTTAAGAAGAACGACTCCATATTGCTGCAAAGGATTTTGAACGATGGCTGCCAGACCACGTAAAAACAATGTCTCTGTACCGAACCTTTACCCTCTCTACAGCAGGAAGGTGAACAAGGTTTACTGGCGCTATAAACATCCAATCACCGGCAAGTTCCATGCGCTGGGCACTGACGAATTGGAGGCCATTGCGATTGCTACTGAGGCAAACGCGCGCCTGGCAGAACAGAGAACCCGGCAGATTTTGGCAATCAGTGACAGGATCGCCACAAGCAAAGGCAAAGCGATCACGGTTTCAACATGGCTCGACCGATACTGGAAAATTCAGGAAGAGCGCCTGGCTTCAGGTGACATTAAATTAAACACATTCAAACAAAAAAATAAGCCAGCGACTTTACTGCGTGAACGTGTTGGTATGAAACTGCTGCCATCCGTTGATGTACGCGATATCGCCCAAATTCTTGATGAATATATTGCGGCAGGTCAGGCGAGAATGGCTCAGGTTATTCGAACCGTTTTGGTCGATATATTTAAAGAAGCGCAACACGCAGGTGAAGTTCCCCCGGGTTACGATCCTGCGTCAGCCACTAAAAAGCCCAGACGTAGAATCACCCGGCAGCGACTTAGCCTTGAGGAATGGCAGCGGATATTCGAGATTGCAGACGCAAACCACCAGTATATGGGTAATGCTATGTTGCTGGCTTTAGTAACCGGCCAACGCCTAGGTGATATTTCGAGAATGAAATTTAGCGATGTCTGGGATGACCAGCTGCACATTATTCAGGAGAAAACGGGAAGCAAAATCGCGATCCCGTTATCGCTCCGCCTGAACGCCATTAACTGGAGTTTGCGGGATGTTATATCGCGCTGTCGGGATTACGCGGTTAGCCCTTACCTCGTCCATTTTTTCAGGGCCACGTCGCAAGCAGAGCGTGGCGCCCAGGTTAAAGCGAACACGCTCACGATGAATTTTAGTAAGGCTCGGGATAAAGCAGGGATCGACTGGAGGGAAGGAACGCCGGCGACTTTCCATGAGCAGCGATCGCTATCGGAGCGACTGTATAAGGAGCAGGGAATTGATACTAAAAAGTTACTCGGCCACAAGTCACAGCAGCAGACCGATCGCTACAACGACGACCGCGGGAAGGACTGGACGACCATCGCGATATAG